TGGTTACGAATTTTAAGACAGACCCTTTTATGCGTTATAGTGTGGGGTTCGATAGATTATTTAATGAATTGGAGCGTACATCGCTCACAACGCAAAACAACTATCCACCCTTCAATATTATCAGAGAGGACGATTCGTTTTATCGTATCGAAGTCGCTGTATCTGGATTCTCAGAAGATGAATTGAGTGTTGAACTCAAAGAATCTACTCTGACTGTATCTGGTACGGTTGCAGTAAGTGATATTGAGGCTGAATATCTACATAAAGGTATTTCGTCCAGAGATTTTGAAAGAAATTTCACTTTAAATCAAGATGTGGTAGTTAACAGCGCAAAAATTGTTAATGGACTACTAAGTATTGAACTGGAACACATTATTCCAGAAGAGAAACGCCCGAGAAAAATTGAAATTGGTTCTGGGGCCAAAAAACGTAAGAAAACACTTCTTACAGAATAATCAACAGGGGGGGAGAAATCCCCCCACCACAACTAAGGATGTTAAAATATGGAAACTCACGATCAATTAACTATCGAATTGGAACAGTACAAACTTGAAAACGAAAAATTTCAGTCTGGAAATAAATCGGCAGGTGTCCGTGCCCGCAAACATTTAAACGAATTGATGAAGTTGTGCAAAGCGCGACGAGGTGAAATTCAAGAAGAAAAAGATTGGCTAGTCAAACCATGATGGATGAAATACGAGAGGACGAACAAAACGTTCTATATAAGACAAATCGTGTTGGTGATGATGCAGGGGAGATTGATTTCTCTCCTGGCCTTCCCCACGATGGACTGATGGAAGAGATTTTAAACAACAAACAGATTGTGACAGCAAGTCCACATGTGGTGCAGAAAATCTTGAATATGGAATGGAAGTGGTTTGAACGAAGAATCATTAAATGGTTGGGAGATACGCCAAAAGCACGACATCTTCAGGAACAGATTCGAAATCATATGAAAAATGAAAAGAAATGGATCCAAGCTGGTGCCAAGGCCGAAAAAGCAAAAGATTATCAAGGATAATAGGAGTATAAAATGAAATTAGATTATTCGAACAGTTTAAAATTGAGAGCACTTATTCGTAAATATGAATTTGAAAGAGATCAGGCCATTGCCAATCTGCAAGTTTATTTTGAAAACGGTGTAGGTGTCGGTGAACACCATAACATTGTTGACAGTATGGATGAGTTAATGATAAAACTTACTGATGCGGAAGGTAAATTGAAAACTTGCATTTCATATTTCGCAAATATTACACCACCTACTGATGTTGCAGCACCAGAAGAAGCGCCACTAGATGGCAATTAAAGTAATTAGACTCATCTCGGGCGAAGAGTTGATGGGGCATGTGGAAACTAAAGATGGTGGATATTTTGTAAAAAATGTATGCCAAATTGTTACTTCATATGCAGACACAACCTCTGCGACCGCGAGAGTCGGTCTCGCTCCGTTTATGCCATATACAAAATCATCAGATGGTATAGACTTGGGCAAGGCCTATGTTGGTTTTATCGTAGAACCAGTGAATGAGTTGATTAATGAATACAACAAAGTTTTTGGGAGTGGTTTAGTTTTGCCACCCTCAAAACCTTCTATTCAAACTTCTTCTGGTAGTCACGGATTTGTTAAAATATAGTATTGACAAATCCGTTGATATGTGATAAGATAAGATAAATTATATGATGAGAGTAAAATGCACTTCTACACAAACGTACAGAATCACGGCAGCAAGATCTTAGTAAGAGAATATAAAGACGGTGTGCGACAAAAATTGCGATTGGATTATAAGCCATCTTTATTTCACGAAACGCGAGAAACAAATACCAAATACAAATCATTGGGCGGGAAGTCTCTGAAAAGAGTTGTCTTTCCGTCCATTCCTGCTGCTAGGGGAAAAATCAAAGAATCGGAGGGTTTGACTGCGTGGTATGGTATGAACCAATTTATATATCCATTTATATCCGATTACTATCCTACCGAATTGGAATATGATTTAGACTTGATTAATATCGCGAACATCGATATCGAGGTTGAATGTGAAAAAGGATTTCCACAGCCAAGTGAGGCAATCGAACGGGTTAATGCAATCACATTAAAGACCGGTGATCTCTATACTGTGTTGGGCCTTGGCGATTGGGAAAATAAAAACCCCGCACTTGAGCATTTAGATATTAAATATTATAAGTGTACGAGCGAGATGGAATTGCTGCGTTCTTTCTTAAATATTTGGGAAGCGGCAGACATTGATATTGTTACTGGTTGGAACGTCAACTCTTTTGATATGTTATATCTTGTCAACAGAATCACAAAACTTCTAGGCGAAGAAGAGATGAAAAGACTTTCGCCTTTCCGCTCGGTGAATAAGGTGCAAAAGAATCTTCGTGGTATGCTTACCGAACAAGTGCAATTGTCTGGATTGGTTATCGCGGATTATCTCGATCTGTATAAAAAATTCACATATGTCACTCAAGAAAGTTACCGACTCGATCATATTGCCCAAGTTGAATTGGGTAATAGAAAACTCGATCATTCAGAATTTTCGGCAATGCATTTGTTCTATAAACAAGATTATCAGAAATATATCGACTACAATATTATCGATGTTGAATTAGTTGACAAACTAGACGACAAGTTAAAATTGATAGAATTGTTAATTACTATCGCATATCAGGCTAGAGTCAATTATGACGAGGTTATGTCGCCGATTAGGACTTGGGATTCAATCGCATTTAATCTCTTGAAAAAAGATGATATTGTCGTCCCGCCAAAAACTTTCAACCGAAAAACCGAAGCCTATGCCGGTGGTTACGTTAAAGAACCGCATGTCGGAATTCACGATTGGGTATTGTCTTTTGACTTGAACAGTCTATATCCGCATTTGATTATGCAATACAATATTAGTCCAGAAACGTTGATAGAGACTGATAGAGTTGATACAAGTGTCGATGATCTTCTGGAAAAGAAAACGGACACTGAGGCCTGTCAGAATTTTGGATATTCTCTAACGCCAAATGGTGTGCTGTACGATAACAAAAAACGTGGGTTCTTACCCAAGTTGATGCAAGGTATGTATGACGAAAGAGTTATCTCAAAGAAAGAGATGTTGAAGTGTAAACAAGAGTTGATTGATGGTGGCGATCCTATCTACCTCAATAAAAGAATTGCCCAGTTAAACAATAAACAGATGGCTGCAAAGATTTTGTTAAACTCTGCTTATGGTGCGTTAGGAAATCAATATTTTAGATATTTTGATATCAGACAGGCAGAGTCTATCACCCTGTCGGGCCAGTTAAGTATTCGCTGGATCGAGAAAAAAGTAAATGAATACATGAACAAAACTCTAAAAAATACGGAGGACAAAGAATATGTCATTGCTTCAGATACGGACTCGATATACGTTGTTTTTAGCGACTTGGTTTCGAAAGTCTTTGGAGAAAAGGATTATCTTGCAGGAAATGTCCCTACAGACAAAGTGGTATCTTTTCTGGATCGTGTGGCTCAGGATAAACTTGAACCGTTTATCAATAAGTCTTACGAGGAACTTGCTTCGTATATGAATTCATATGACCAAAAAATGGTCATGGCAAGAGAGGTTATCGCATCCAAGGGTCTATGGACTGCAAAAAAACGTTATATTTTGAATGTGTGGGATAATGAAGGTGTTCGTTATAAAGCGCCCGAGTTGAAAATTATGGGTATTGAGGCGGTAAGATCGTCGACCCCCGCGGCCTGTCGTGACAGGTTAAAGCAGTCGTTTAAGGTTATTATGAAAGGTGACAATGATGAACTGATCGCCTATGTTGAAAACTTCCGCGAAGAATTTAAGAAAATGGATGTTGATATGATTGCATTTCCGCGCTCTGTCAACGGTTTGAAAAAATACAAAGATGCCGTTCATGTATTTAAGAAAGGTACTCCCATCCATGTTAAAGGAGTCATTCACTATAACATGTTAGTCGAAAAACATAATTTGGGCATGACGTATCCAATTATACAAGAGGGCGAAAAGATAAAATTCGTTTATCTGAAAGAGCCTAACCCATTGGCCAATAATACAATTGCGATAGGTTCTATTCTGCCAGAAGAATTTGATTTGCATAGATTTGTAGATTATAACAAACAGTTTGAAAAGGCCTTTTTGGACCCGATTAAAACTATAACTGATACCATTGGCTGGCAACTCGAAAAGATTATAACAATGGATGACTTTTTTTAGGAGAGTGTGATGGGAAAACGAAGTGATTTTGAAAGAGTAGAGCGAGACTTTTATCCCACTCCGATAGAAGCGGTGTTGCCCCTTGTATTTCATTTGCCATATAATGGGTTGTTTGCAGAACCATGTGCCGGTGACGGTAGATTGGTAAAGCATGTGGAACAACTAACAGATTTAAAAGCATATTGGATGACCGATATAGAACCTTTATGCGATTCTGTAGGAAACGGTGACGCCCTGACTGATAGAATTGTTGGGTGCGATATTTGCATAACAAACCCGCCATGGAACAGAAAAATATTACACCCTCTCATTGAAAATCTCGCCAATCAAATGCCTACATGGTTGTTATTTGATTCGGATTGGATGCACACAAAACAATCTGCTCCCTATCAAAAATGGTTGGAAAAGGTGGTAAGCGTCGGCAGAGTAAAGTGGATAGAAGGTAGTAAAAGCGTCGGCAAAGATAATTGTTGTTGGTATCTTTTTAATGCCAAAAAATCTGTAGGCCTCCCAGTAAAATTTTATGGGAGACTTCCTTGACATTGTTAAAAAAATGTGTTATAATAAAAGAATCAAATAGGAGAAAAATATGAGTAAAGGCTTAATGGCAAAATTGCGAAAGAATTCGTCTTTCAAAGATGGTAGGGTAAACGTTCTATCAGAGTCGAAATATCTACATGAAAAGGACAGTACACCTACAAATATCCCTGCAATGAATGTTGCATTTTCTGGGTCTATCAATGGTGGTTATTCGTCAGGATTGACAATGGTTGCCGGCCCCTCCAAACATTTTAAGACGGCATTTGGCCTGATTATGATGAAGGCGTTTATGGACAAAAACCCCGAAGGCTTAGTGTTGTTTTATGATTCGGAGTTTGGTACGCCACAGGGATATTTTGATATTTTCAAAATTGATACGACTCGTATTATTCACGTTCCGGTGACCAATTTAGAAGAACTTAAATTTGATATGGTGTCTCAATTGAATGAATTGGATACTGAAGATAAAGTGTTCGTTATGGTGGATTCGGTTGGTAACTTGGCATCTAAGAAAGAAGTTGAAGATGCGGAGAAGGGTAGTAGCGCAGCGGACATGACGCGCGCTAAGCAGTTCAAGTCTTTGTTTCGCATGATTACCCCCCATCTGACGATGAAAGACATTCCTATGGTTGCTATCAACCACACATACGACTCTCAGGGGTTGTATCCAACTAAAGTAGTTTCGGGCGGAACTGGTATGTATTATAGTGCCGATACGATTTGGATTGTAGGACGTCAACAAGATAAAGTCGGTACAGAAATTCAAGGATATCATTTTGTTATCAATGTTGAAAAATCTCGCTTTGTAAAAGAAAAGTCAAAGATCCCCATTTCAGTTTCTTGGGATAAAGGTGTAGATAAATTCAGTGCGCTTATTGACATGGCCGTTGATTATGGTGTATTATCAAGATCCGGTGGCTGGTTACAACGAGTCGATATGGAAACTGGTGAGGTGATGGATAAAAAGTTTCGGGAGAAAGAGACTCACACTGATGAGTTTTGGGATCCCATTCTTGGCGATCCAAAGTTCGATGAGCACATTAGAAGTAAATATAGGGTTGGTTAATGAGTAAAATATTCGCATCAAATCACATATATCAACAGAGGTTGACAATATGTAGGTCCTGTAGAATATGG